CCTTGAATTAGGGTTAGCCGATTAATTAAGGAGGCCTATTATGGCTATCGCTGCTACCCCCACAGGCGCAGAACCGGTTGATACCTTGAGCGCGAGTGGATCTTTCACAGGAAAGATTCGCCACATCAAGATTGCAAACGCATACAATACCGCCATTTTTTATGGTGATTTCGTAAAGCTTGTTGCTGCCGGAACTGTTGAAAAAGCTGCTGTAACAACTTCTGTTGCTGCTGGCACAGTTGGTATTTTTGTAGGCTGCGCTTACACAGATCCAACCACAAACCAAATGACGTTTAACCAACAATTCCCAGCATCAACTGCTGCTGCTGATATTGTGGCTTACGTTGTTGACGATCCTAAGTTGTTATTCCGTATGCAGGGTGATGAGGCTATTGCTCAAACCGGCTTAGGTAATAACATATCAGCAGTTAACACTGCGGGATCAACATCCATCGGTCGAAGCAAGAACGCCCTAGACGGCGGCTCTATTGCTACGACTAACACACTACCACTTCGTGTCGTTGACTTCGTAGATGGCCCAACCAGTGCTGTAGGCGATGCCTTCACGGACTGTATTGTGACCTATCTGCCTTTAAGTCACGCTTACGAAACCAAGCTTGGTGTATAAGGAGAATTAAGTAATGGCAATTTCAAGAGCGCAAATGCTTAAAGAACTCCTACCAGGGCTTAACGCCTTATTTGGTTTGGAGTATGAAAAATACGAAGATGAGCACACACTCATTTATGAGACAGAAAGTTCTGATCGTTCGTTTGAAGAAGAAGTAAAGCTTTCTGGCTTTGCTGCTGCCCCTGTTAAAGCAGAAGGCGCGGCAACAAGTTATGACTCTGCACAAGAGTCTTATACTGCCAGATACAACCACGAAACTATTTCGATGGGCTTTGCTATAACCGAGGAGGCTATGGAAGATAATCTTTATGATTCTCTTTCTGCTCGTTACACCAAGGCGCTTTCTCGCGCAATGGCATACACGAAGCAAGTCAAAGCGGCTAACTTGCTTAATAACGGCTTCACCACTTTCGATTCTGGTGATGGCGTAAGCTTGTTTAATGCTAGTCACCCGTTGGTAAACGGTGGGGTTAACTCCAACCGTCCATCAACTGGCGCTGACTTAAATGAGACCTCTCTAGAGAATGCAATCATCGAGATTGCTGCGTTCACTGATGAACGTGGCCTTCTGATTGCCGCTCGTCCTCGTCGTTTAATCGTTCCACCCGCATTGATGTTTACAGCAGATCGTTTGCTTGAAACAACTCAGCGGACTAACACGGCTGACAACGACATCAATGCTATTCGTAACATGGGTGCTATCCCTGAAGGTTACGCTGTAAATCATTATTTGACTGACAGCAACGCCTTCTTCTTGACCACCGATATACCGAATGGTATGAAGATGTTTGAGCGTACTGCGCTTGAAACTTCTATGGACGGCGACTTCGATACTGGTAACGTGCGCTACAAAGCGCGTGAGCGTTATTCGTTCGGCGTATCTGATCCATTGGGAATCTACGGTTCCCCAGGCTCTAGCTAGAGCTTTTAAGGACTGTCCGGTGTATTATCGGGCAGTCCTTTTTTTTATTCCTGACAAAATGTTTCACATGGAACAGTTTGACACTAACCCAGACAGGAGATACTCATGGGTACTACTACATTCACAGGCGCAGTTCGTTCTAAAAATGGCTTTTCAGACATCAGTGTTGCTGATGCTACTGGAGCAATCACAACTAATTCTACTTACGGCACAAACGCTTCCATAGGCGGCACTCTTGCTGTAACTGGCGCAACAACATTGTCAGCGGCTGTTGACAGTTTGTTTGTAAAACATGTAGCTCTCGTTACTGGAGTGACAGTAAACTCTACAGCAGGCGACTCTCCTACTATTGGTACGTTCGCGCAGCCAGCAAATACAATTATCACTGACATCAAAATCTTTTGTGCTACGGCTCCCGTTATCGGAAGTGGTGACATTGGTTATGAAGTTGGCACATCTTCTTCTGGCGCACAAATTGTTGCGACTCAGGCAGACGAAATCTTGGATGCTGGTACAACAGTTGTTTTAGGTAACGTAACGATTACTGCACTAATTCTTCAGACTCAAGATGCAGCCACAGCGCCAGCTTCTGTTCAGTATACGTCAGCAGCGCGTAACATCTTCTGTAACATTACCAACACGGTTGATGCTACAACGGCGGGATCGTTTACCTTTGTCATCGAGTACGTTCAAGTCGCGTAATCAATTTGATTGGGGCGGCAACGCCCCTGTCTCTATTTAGGGGTAATGTATGGCTGATGCGGTAGCAACTCAGAAAATTCAAGATGATGGCAATACGGCTATTTTTAGGTTTACAAATGTCAGTGATGGCTCTGGCGAGTCAGCAGTAGCCAAAATTGACGTTTCTGCTTTATCGGTAGATCCGATGACTAAAGCTGCTTGTACTTCCGTTTCTATTCAAAGTATCTATTACAGCACTATAGGTATGAGCGTTAAGATATTTTTTAACGCAAGCACTAACGTTTTGGCTTGGCAGTTAAACGCTGACTGGGCTGACACTTTAGACTTTTCGGATTTTACCGGCATCCCTAACAACGCGGGTAGCGGCAAGAATGGCGACATTCTTTTTACTACTGTAGGTCACAGTTCGGGCGATGTTTACAACATAGTTATGAAAGTTCGTAAACACTTCTAGAGTCGGTTATGGCTAGAAACTACAAAGAAGAATACAAGAGCTTTCACTCCAAGCCTGAGCAAAAAAAACGTAGAGCAGGCAGAAATGCCGCTCGACGTACAGCGGAGGCTAAAGGGGCGGTTAAGAAGGGTGACAAAAAAGACGTTCATCATAAGGACGGCAATCCTCTCAACAATAAGCCAAAAAACCTTCGCGTGGAGTCTAGATCAAAGAATAGAGCTAGGAAGTAAGCAATGGCTGAAAAGAAAAAGTCTACGGTAAATAAGGCTGGCAACTACACAAAGCCAACCTTGCGTAAAAAATTGTTTAGCCAAATCAAGGCTAGTGGCAAAGGCGGTAGCCCAGGGCAATGGTCAGCGCGTAAAGCTCAAATGTTAGCCAAGCGTTACAAAGAAGCTGGCGGCGGGTATAAAGACTAATGGCGTTAAAGAAGCCTCAAAAGTCCCTAAAGAAGTGGACTAAGCAGGAATGGGGTACTAAAAGCGGAAAGCCTAGTACTCAAGGCTCTAAAGCTAGTGGTGAGCGTTATCTGCCCAAAAAGGCTATAAAGTCCTTGTCAGATAAAGAATATGCGGCTACGACAAAAAAGAAACGTGCTGACAAGAAGAAGGGTAAGCAGCATAGTTCGCAGCCAAAAAAGATAGCCAAGAAGACTGCAAGGCATAGAAAATGAGCTTAACTGATGCAGAAAAGAATAGACTAAAAAAGGTTGGTTTAACTGGATTAAACAAGCCTAAAAGAACTCCAAGCCACGCCACAAAGAAAGCTGTAGTAGCCGTTAGAGATGGCGAGAAAGTAAAGCTGATCCGCTTTGGTGACCAGAAGATGGGTCACAATTACAGCGCAGAGGCGCGTAAAAGTTTTAAGGCTCGTCATGGCAAAAACATCGCAAAAGGAAAGACTTCTGCGGCATACTGGTCAAACCGAGTATTTTGGAGTGGGAAAGGCGGCAGCACTAAAAGCCCCCCTAAGTCTCAAAAACAAAAGTTTGGGAGAGACTAATGCCCATTAGTAGAGCGCAAGAGTCTAAGCAAATAAAAGATGCTCCCGCTAAAAAGAAGCGGGTTAATAAAAAAAAGCAAAAACTTAGGAGGCCGTAATGGGTTTAAATTTAACAGATATATCGCCACTAGCGTCAATGATTGAGGGTAAGGGGATATCCAAGTATATGGGTGCTCTTCCTGCTTACTTGAACAAAAGAAGAGAGAAAAAAGCAACTAACAAAGCTGCAACTAAACTTGCTAGTGAAAGCGCAGAAAAAGATCGCCTAAATAAAGTCATGTCTGGTTCAACAGCACCTAGTTCAACAGCGATGCGTAATGGCGGCGTTACTAGATCTAGACCGATTGATGGTAAAGCTGTTCGGGGTAAGACAAGAGGTCGAAAGATCTAGATGGCTACTAGCGGTACATTTGACTTCACACTAGATCTTTCTGACGCAATGGAAGAGGCTTTTGAACGAGCCGGTCTAGAGCTTCGTAGTGGGTATGATTATAAGACTGCTCGTCGTAGCTTGAACCTAATGATGCTTGAGTGGCAAAATCGCGGGTTAAATCTTTGGTCTGTTGAGTTTGAAACGCAAGCTTTGACTAATGGAGTAACTGAATATTCGTTGCCAGCCAAAGTACTTGATATCGTTGAGGCTTTTATAAGAACAGAATCAGGTAGCGTTACTGGTCAATTTGATCAATCAATGACTAGGATCTCTGTAAGCCAGTACTCAAACCTTTCAAACAAACTAACTCAAAGTAAACCTTTGCAATATTACGTTGATCGCAATGTTGATGGCATATCTGTCAATCTATGGCCTTCCCCAGACAGCCAAGGCACTTATACCTTTGGGTATTATTATATGGAGCGAGTTCAGGATGCTGGTAACTCCGCTGCTTTTACTATTGATGTCCCTGCTAGATTTCTTCCTTGCCTCGTTTCCGGTCTTTCTTATCAATTAAGCATGAAGTATCCGGCGGCAAGTGGAAGATCTGCCGTTTTAAAATCAGATTACGAAGAGCAGTGGACGCTTGCTTCTGACTCGGATAGAAACAAAGCATCCTTATTCGTTTCTCCTGGTGGGTATTCGTTTTGAGCGGGTTCACTAAAGGCAAATATGCTTTTGGATTTTGCGATAAAACAGGCTTTCGTTATCCCTTAAAGGACTTAGTTCCTGAGATCGTAAATCAAAGGCCTACTGGGTTTTTGGTAGGGAAAGATGTTGTTGATCCAGACCAGCCCCAACTACAGTTAGGCAAAATCCTTATCAATGACCCACGGTCTTTACGGAACCCTAGACCTGACAGGTCATTAGATGAAAGCCGCATACTGGCTTCGTTTAACCCAGTCGGGCAGGTTGGTATGGATGCGTTTGGTTATATTGGTCTAATAACAGTGAAGATAAGCTAATGGCGTGGACTTTTACTACATTAAAAACAGCTATTCAAGATTACCTTGAGACTGATGAAACAACGCTTGTTTCAAATTTAAGCGTGATTATCACTCAAGCTGAAGAACGAATACTAAAGTCAATCCAGCTTCCCAACTTTAGAAAGAACGTTACAGGTACAACGACTCAAAACAATACCTATTTAGAGTCTCCTTCTGATTTTTTAGCTCCATATTCGCTTGCTATAGATAACAGTGGTTATGAGTATTTAATACTTAAAGACGTAAACTTTATAAGGCAAGCGTACCCTGTGGCTTCAGCTACAGGTATTCCTAAGTACTATGCAATATTTGATGATTCAACGTTCCTACTAGGGCCGACACCTAATTCAAATCTAACTGCTGAGCTTCATTATTTTTATCAACCTCAATCAATAACGGTATCTACTGATGGCACTAGCTGGCTTGGCGATAACGCTGAAAACACACTGCTTTATGGCTGTTTGGTAGAGGCGTACACGTTTCTTAAAGGTGAGCCTGATTTGTTGCAGCTTTACGTTGGCAGGTATGATCAATCACTTGCTGACCTTAAAAAGCTTGGTGAAGGTTACAACACTACAGACGATTATAGGTCTGGGGCTGTAAGGTCGGGTCGGTGATTGAAGCTGTAAAACTAGAAGTAGGTAACGTCTTAGTAACAACTACCGACAACAAAGGGCATGACCCTGAGTTCTGGGCGCAGACTATATCTGACAGGGTCGTAAGTGTAGGGGGTAATTGTCATCCTGCTATTGCTCAACAAGCTAAAGAGTTTAAAGAGTCGGTCAGAGCGACTGCGTTACACTATATTAAAGAAGCAATTAAGAGCGATAGGACTACACTTACCGCTGAATTTGAACGCCAAGGTCATAAAGATATGGCTGATATAATTAGGAGACTATAATGTCTATTACTACCGCGCTATGCACTAGCTTTAAAGTTGAGATCTTAAAAGGCGTACATAATTTTACGGCTGACAATGATCAATTTAAATTAGCTTTGTATACAAGTTCCGCAACGCTAAATGCAACTACCACTGCGTACACCTCATCTAATGAGACCAGTGGCACGAACTACACAGCAAAGGGTGAGTTCTTAACGTCTGTAACTCCTGTTGCTAGTGGTACTACAGCATTGGTTGACTTTGCCGACTTAACTTTTTCAAATGTTACAGTCACAGCAAATGGCGCGTTAATCTTTAACGAGGTTGCCAGTGGCGACCCATCTGTATGTGCGTTAGCTTTTGGCGGAGATAAGACCAGTACTGCTGGGGATTTTACAATTCAATTCCCTACCGCCGATGCTTCTAACGCAATTATTCGCATCGCATAGGACATAACGTGTGGCAGCTATTAGCGGATGGGGCAGAGGTACTTGGGGCGAAGCTGGATGGGGCGAAACACTCCCAGTCACTGTCACGGGTGTCGCAGGCACTTCGGCTATCGGGTCTGTCACGGTTTCGGCGGCGGCTGATGTCAATGTTACGGGTGTTGTCGGTACGGGCGCGGTTACTATTCCTACGGTTGATGCCGAAGCAAATGTTACCGTCACAGGAGTTGTTGGCACAGGCGCGGTTACTACCGTCACTGTGGATGCGGAAGCCGATGTTCCTGTTACTGGTGTGGCGGGAACGTCTGCCCTCGGAACAATCTCTCTTGTTTCAAACAACACAATCGTACCGACAGGGCTTCAAGGAACTTCTGCAATTGGTACGGTATCGACTAAAGCCAATGCCGACGTTGATGTTATTGGCGTTAGTGCTACTGGCGCAAGTGGCCCGACAAACGTTTGGGGTCTTATTATCCCTGGGCAAACAACAACTTGGCCGACTATTTCAAGTAGTCAGTCAGCAAACTGGACAGAGGTAGCTTAGATGGCAACTTACGTTAATGATTTACGCTTAAAAGAGATCGCCACAGGAGATGAGGCAGGAACTTGGGGTACAAGCACAAACACTAATTTAGAACTTATTGGTGAAGCAATGGGTGTTGGAGCAGAGGCTGTAGCCAATGCAAGCACTCATACCATCACAATGGCGGATGGCGCTGCTGACCAATTCAGATCTACGTTCTTACGCCTAACAGGCGGTGGTCAGGCTTGTACAGTCACCTTAGCTCCTAATACGTTATCCCACACT